ATCGCCGCGACGGAAATTAACGGCGAATTTCTGGCACATCATGAGAATACAACACCGGCAATATATTTTAGTACTGATACTACACTGTCTGATATCAACGATCTCACTGCCGCTATCGTATTTACCAAATCGAACGATAGTGTACTGACAATAACTGCAGGCGACCCAAATTTACACCTGCATCCTGCCGGTCATGGAAGATTCATTGCTGAATTTTCAATTAATTCGGTAGAATAAATCATATTTTAATTTATATATTATTATTATATGGTCAAAAATATAGTGAATGGTTCTAATGTTTTAAGATGTATCGCGGGTGACTTGAGTATTGTTTTGAAAGGGAGAGAGGGGAAGGATCTGAAGCTCGAGTTTGGTCTGTTTAACACAGGGGTATTTGGTATTGATGGAACCGCCACAACATTTAATGGTCAACAGATCGCTAGTAGTGGGTATCCTTTTACAACTATGCACACGGTTGCCGTCTTATACTATACTTATAGTATGGGTTCAGTATTTAAATTTCATACTGCGGGAAAGATTTATGCTGTTGGGGCACAGTGTAGGTGGGGGGGTAAAATCAGTGTGTTTGAAGATGGGGTGGATGAGGCGCTTCAAACTGCTGATGTTGCCGGCGATTCTTCTACGGCCTTGACTATTCGGATAAAATATACAACGTTGGACCCCCCATTGGACGTTGCTGCTGATTCAACCTATCGTATTATTTTTAAGGGATTAGCTAAACCTTCTCCGTGGACCGGGCCGCGGGGTGGATATAGTTATTTCACGCACGCATCGAACGTTCCAGTAAATGCGGATAATAACTGGCAGGGGGATCCTAATCCAATCACCGGAAATATTAGTTGGCTCGGGGGAAGCCATGTACGCGCCACAGACGCCGCGTCACCAGAACCGGAAATTACAACAGTAATCGGTAGCATCGGATATGGTACTACTGATATAATATTTGGACCTACATAAACATATATACAACTTTTTGTGATTAAGCATATCTTTTAAATGGACCGCCTTCATATGGGACTGAATAATATCCGCAAAATTTATAATAATTATTATCAGTTTCATTATTAGTATTATCGTCTTGTTTATCATAATTTCTATCAGCTATAGCTGGATCTGTAATCATATTTCCAGAAGCATCCATTCTTCTCACATTTTCTTTGCCTGGTTTATGTGACCAATATCCATCATCATCTTGTCTATAGAAATGATAATCTTGTTCATCTCCGGTATCATCTATAACTAAAGCAATTTTATAATGATTACATGGAGGTTTATAATCTTTAGTAACCTGTATAATATTATATGTATTATAATCTTGTTTTAATTTATTTAATATTTCATCACAATTATATGAATTAAATTTACCCACAGATAATTCACCTGGTTGTAACTTCTTATCAGCGTCCACTTCATATCTATCAAAAGCATATGAATAACAATTTGAATAATCCCGGGTATTAGGGTCTAAATTATTCCAATAATTAGGTCTATATTGTGGTTTTTTACATACTTCTTTATCATTATTATTATTATTATTATTATTCTTATTGTTATTATTATTATTATTATTAATTAAATATTTGGATTGCTCATTATTAAAATGTAATAAATGTTCTATAGAATGAATTAATGCTTCCATATATATATATATTTTTATAAAATATAAATTTGATTTAAAATTAATTATATTATAAATATATAATTATGAAAATAACTGAAAAAATCAATAGGTCAAGATATACTCTAAAGAGTATTTTAAGCACTGAATGGGATACTATACCCATCTCGGATTATTCATTAAAAGAACTTGATAGTATTTATAGTAATACTTCAGGTTTAGAACAGTATGGTTATGGGTTTGTTTGTAACTTTAGTTTAAAACATAAAGTTATTGAAAACTATTCATTACATGTGGTATATTATAAATTTCCAGATATGTCGCCTGATTCAGGTGCTGGAAAAGTTAGTAAAAAATCATTAATAGACAATATTAATAAATTATATGAAGAAGAATATTTTAAAGAGAATGATAGTATTATTATAATAATTAACGAAGAAGTATCTGAGACTATTCAAATAGCTATGGATAATTTTAATATAGAATTACAAAATCAATTAGAAGTTAATGGATTGAATAAGGATATAATGGACGGATTAAAATCAAAAAATATTAAATTAAATAATGAATATAATATTAAACATTTTAAAAATATACAAATATTAGATATTGATTCTTTAACAAATAATTTATTAGATCACAAATTAGTACCGAAACATGATGTCATTAGAAATAAAGAAGAAATAGGGAAAATATTAGAAGATTGTAATGCTAATATTTCACAGTTGCCGATTATATTAAAAAATGATATCATTGCTAAATTAATAAGATTATCTCCTGGTGATTTATGTAAAATTACAAGAAATAATGAGAAATCTGGAATTAATTATTTCTATAGAGTATGTAAATAATTTTATCTCTGTCCGTAATTGTTACCGTATTCAGATGATTGACCTCCGCTTCCATCGCCTACAAACTTGTCACTTGCTACCATAATAGCTTCAGGACGTGTTCCTATATTTCTTATAGTTCTTTCTATTGTACCATCTTCATTTTCAATATTTCTTTCATAATCTAAGAATGCACTATTATCGTAAAATAATTTTTGTAAATCTCTTTCTTGCATTTTATTCAATGATGGATTTATATTACAATTATATTTGTTTTGATTAACATATCCCAGAGTAAATATAAATAATCCAATAACTAATAAAATAAATTTTATATCCATATTTATATTATAATATTTTTTAAATCCTTAAGAATTATCACTTTCACCTTCATCTTGTTCTGCTTGATCATATAATTGAGTATCATATCCTTCATCTTCTTGATAAGTATCATCAGTAACGGCACCAGTGTTCAGGAGTTCATTTTTAGTTTTAAGTGTTTCTTGTTCATATTCATCACTCATGGCATATTTGGTATTTTCTTTTTCAGATTCTTTATACAAAGTCCCCTTGCCCATACCATTCATTAAATCATTTTTATATTTTTGTTCTTTGGTCATTTGTGTAGTTTTTTTCAAATAAGTTTGTTTTTCTCTAGATACTTGTTTCATAACTGCTTTATTTAGTAATTCTTCACTTATATAAACCCAATTTATATCATAATATTTTTCATACATATTTATTAAAATATCTAATAAGAATTTACTCAAACATATAATTGCATTATCTATATTTATTTCTTCATTATTTACTTCAACTAATTTAGAATTTAATGATAAATAAATATCTGAATCAGTATCAATTAAACCTTTAATATAATCTGAAATCTTATTAATTATAAATACAAATATATATTTATTTATTTTTAATGCAAATTCACTATCTAATAAATTATTAGATATTCCTCTCAACTTATCTAAATTATTGTTAAAATCTTTTATATAGTCGTATAATTCTTCAAAATATATTAAATTATTTTCATGAAAATATTGTTTAAATCCTTTATATTTCAAACCATTATCTAATTCTGATTGACTTCTTTTAAAGAATAAATCATCATGACATAATAAATTATTAATAGTTAAAAATTCATTAAATGAATCATTATTTGCATCACTTAATTTATATAAACCTTTTTTAATTTTAGAAGTATGTTTATTATTTTTAATACAGGATAATGTATAATAAATATCATCTATTAACCGTTTATATATATATGGACTATTAATATCAGTTGTTAATTTATTTAAAATTTTAGATGAATGTTCTACATTATTTAATCCAGATATAGGGATTGATTTGAATCTTTTAATTTGTAAATTGTCCGCTATAAAATTTTGATTATATTTATCATTAATTAATATTTGCTCAAATAATTCATCAATATTTTCAAAATAATTTTGTAAATTATCATTTATATTTACAGATATTTCATCTATTTTATTTGTAAAAGTTGTATCATCAATTAATTCTTGATTTTCTTTTAAAGTTTTTAAATCCGTTATTGTCTTAAATATATTATTTAATAGAGGATCATCTAAATATTTATCTTTAAAAAAACTTATTAATCTATTTTCTATAAGTTTATTAAATTTAAGATATATTGATATGTCATCATTTGAATATTTTTCGGTATATTCTATATAATTTAATTGATTAAATATTAATTTATTTTTATTTGGTAAATATTCCATAATTCTTATAAAATTTTCTTCTGAGGGTGGTATAGATACTTTTTTGCATTCGGGTATATTTTCAGATAATTCTACATTATAATCTATTAAATAATAATTTAATAAATTTTCATCTATAGTATTCACTATTAATTCATCATTATCTGCAATACAATAATTTTTGAATAATTTTTTTAAAAATTCACCATTATTATTAGTCAATTCTTCATAATTAGAGTCAATAAATATTTCAGCAGGAATATATTTATAGTGTGTTTTTATTTGACCATTTAATAATAAATAATCAGTATTATTTAAATTAATATATTTGAATTTAGAAATATTATCTCCATCTTCTGTGTTTGCTATTTCATATTTAGTTATTTCTCCAATTATAATACTTTTTAATTTATCATAATCAATTTCAGTAAATTTATTGTTTTTAAAATGACATTTAGTAAATAAATCATTTATTTTTCTATCATTAATATCTTCTAAGAATTTGTTTGCTAATAAATTTAGTATAGGGAATATTCTGGATTTACCATTTAATTTTAATGAATACATATATAACCTTTTATATGATTGATTGCCTATTAATGTAGATACAGGCAATTTATATTCAATAAATTTAGGTTCGATTTTATTAATATCTTTTAATAATGATATATTTTCGAATGAATCATTATTTATAAAGTAATCTTTCATTTCTTGATCTTTTGATGAAATATATTTATTAATACTCATTACTAGTTTATTATCATAAATAGGTTTATAGGTTGGCCATGTTTCTTTAGTAAATTCATTACCAGTACTTTTATTTAATATAAAATATCTATTAATTTTATTATATAAATTAAATTGTGGCTGCAAGAAATATTTAATAGTTTTAATAAACTCTCTCTCAAATTGATCATCAATATCTTCTTTATGTAATAATAATTCTTTGATTTGTTTCAATGATGTCTGAAGTTTTCTTTCTATATGTTCTATTAATTTATTATTAATACTTTTATGATTATTAGTTGTAGATATTAATTTCCATGTTTCGTTTTCATCATAATTTAATACATTATATATTTCACTAATATTATCTTTGTAAATATTGCTCGAGATTTGTATATGAATAAATATTAGAAATGAAATTGCTAAAGAATTGTTCAAATCAGTTAGATAATTTTTATAATTTTTGATTATTTTCTTTTTTAGTTTTGGATTATCTTTACCATCTTTACCTTTATATACGTAACTCTTTGAATATTTATTAATATAATTGGATTCATTATATCTGAAATCGGTTAATTTATCATTATCAAAAATCGCCATTATTTCAACAATACCTTCTAAATCATCTGGGAATAATTTTTTACCTAAATATTTCAAAACTCCATTTATATTCTTTTTTATTTCAGTGTTACCTTCTGATACATTAACAATGACATCTTGTTCTAGTGCTGCAGTAGTATTTACGACTTTTCCATCACTATATCCTTGAAATGATGAAAAATCAACATTATCAATTAAATGACCACAATTTACACAAGTTATATGTCCATCTTCGGATTGCGGACAAAATAATGATTTTAAATTATCATAATATTCGGAATTCTTGTCTATTTTACTAGAATATAAATAATGTTTACATAATACTTGTTCATTAGTTTTACTAGAATATAACCAATTATTATTTTCAGTGAGATTATTCGCTTCTCTACAATATATTTTTATAAATTTAGTTAATAAATAATTTCTCTCGACAATATTTGTATTTCTTAGAATATATTCTCTACATAATTTTATTTTTTCATGTATATTTAATTCTTTTGTTATATATTTTACTTTTTTCAAAGGTTTTATAACTGATTTTAATATTTTTTTATATATTTTTTCATAATTATTTATATTTGATTTTATTAAATCAATTATTTCATTTTTATCTTCTTCTAATAAATCATTAATTTTAATATTATAAAATAATAATAATTTTTCAAAATCTTCAAAATTATATATATATTTTAATATTTTTTTATCGATGCCATTTATAATTGATTTATTATTAGGTAATGCTTTGCTTAATAATTCTGATAATTTATCTAAAGTAATATTATTTTCTAAATCAAATAAATATGCTGATAATTGATTATTATACTTTGCTTTTAATGAATCATTATTAATTTTATTAGATATGAAATCATTTTCTAAAAAACTGGCCCTAAAAGATTTAATTGAATAATTTCTATGAGATAATTTTACATTTTCAAATAAATTAAAATGATTATTTTTTAGATCTAATTGTAATCTATAATTACTCAAATGTTCTGGTATAAATAATAAGCCTGTAATATTAAATTGTTCTGAATTTACATATATATTTTTCTCAGAATTATCTAATGTGAATAGTTCTTCCCTCGATTTTAATAAATCTATTTTATAATTATTAATATTATTTATATTAAACCCTACACATGAATCTTCGAAACATTCTCTAATAATATGTCCTTGATAATTAATAATAAATCCATTTTTATCTAAATTATTAATATAAGAATTATATTTAGTACTAAATAATGATTCTAATGATTTAATATATCCGTTTCCATCGGCATACAT